ACGGGGGTTTATAGCCCCCGCCCTATTAAGTAATAGCAGCAAATTGCCACTTAGTGCCGTCAGAAATAAACATCTTTCCAGTGCCTGTGGCATTTGTAGTCGTACCAATTGACCCTTTTGGGGCTGCTGTGGTAGTCGTATTAGCCGTAATAGCAATAGTCAAAAAGTACAAACCAGCAGTAGCGTTAGCCACAACAGGCCCAGTTGTTGCAGTTGAAGTAAACGTACCGCCAACTGAAGAACCAGTAATAACAGCGTCGGCGATTGTAGTGCCAGAAACAAGTTCTGGATCAGCAAAAGCTACGCCAACAGGTTTAGTATTAGCCATAATTTTTCCCTTGTTAAAAAGAAGGCGCCGAAGCGCCCCCTTTACATTAGCTAATGCGGTATGCAGTCCACGATCCGTCGCCGGTCTTGCGCGCGCGGAAATGGGCTGAAGTTGCAGTAGTTACGGCAGCAGCACCAACGATTGTCCAACCAGTGCCAACAGCCAAAGTGACTGAGTCTGAACCATCAGTGTTGATAACAAAGAAGTCAAATGCAGAATTGACCTTTTGTGCGCTGGACATATCTGCTTCCAACAAAGCGACTGTTGGCAATGTTAGGTTGCCAGCGGTGCCGTCAAAAGTAAACAGACCATTTTGGAGTTGTGCAGCCGTTGCGGTTGCGGCTGCTGTCAATGCAAGAGGCGCGCCTTGAACGAACATAATTGCTTCGTCAGTTGCGCCTGCGCCGACCTGATAACCGCCTGTGCCATTAGAAAGTGCCATGATAAATTTCCTTGAAAAAAGTTACGAATGGGGGCCAAAGCCCCCATTGATTTAGCCCCAGAGACGGACGGCAGTGACGGGACGGATGGCAGCGTAGCCATACAGCACGTCAATACGGCAGGGGAGGCGGTCGTTGTTGATGTCGTACTGACGTACGATACGCAACGAAATACCGTTGTGGACTTGGCGCGAAGCCATGTCAACGCCCTGTGGCAACAACAAGTCAGCCGTAGCAAAGCTAATGGCATCTTTGTGGTAGACCAAGTTCTGTGGGTAACCGGTATTGGCTGAACCCAACATCGTCACAACAGCAGATGCCTGTGGGAACGAATTGACAGTAGCCAATGCGTTACCAGCAGTGTACAGCGCTGGGCTGATGCTCAGAGTGGCTGTCGAAGAACCAGTTGCCACAGCAGTCACGGTGAACTGTTGGAGGCTACCGGTCGATTGACGGGTCTGTGGGTTAACAGCAAAAACGCTGCCGATTGTGAACACGTCGCCGACGTTCCATGTCTTGCTCGAACCAGTGAAACTGATACCGAGAGTTGACTGGCCTTCAGTTGCGACAGTTGATGTCACAGTGATGGCAGTACCCCAGTCGCCGTTTGTGTGGTTGCTAATTGACTGAGACATATTGATCTCGTCTAGACCCAAAATGCCCTCACCCATCATGCCGTTCTTGAACTGACGGCTGATGGCGCCGGTTGGGTTAAACAGACCTTTCATGCCTTCAACTAGGCCAGCGTTTGCAGCAGGGTTAACTGTTGCGTAGCGTGGTGACATAGGTGTGGCGAACTCGTTTAGTTTCTGGTTGGCTTGCAACAGAACGAGCGACGTAGCAGGCGTAGTGCCTGGTGTGCCGACGGAGTTAGCAATGCCTTTGTACGAAGTTGCAACGTCGGCGTCAACCGAAGATGCCAACTGCGAGACGCGAGGCTTCAAGACACGCTCTGCGAAGTCATCCAACTGCATTGTAAGTTCGGCAGACGTAAAGTTCACGCCGATATGCTTTTGGCTGGACACGGTCAGCGTTGTGAACTGTTCGTTGTCGGCCTGAACTTGCAGGGCGGCACCGTCAGTCACCAGCGCACGATCGGGCAGGCGGATACGGAGGGTTGAACCAATCTTGGCGCCTTCAACAGCGAAGGAGTCATCGTACTGGCGGTTGACGTTACGGGTGATGACAAGGTTGTTCTCAAGGATTTCAAGAGACTTCCGTGTGATCATGTCAATGGTTAAGAGTGAATTACTCATTTTGATTTCCTAAAAGTAAGTTAGCGGTTGCGTAGCGCTTCTTGCTTTTTAATCTGACGCTGCCGGTCGGCTTCGATCCAATCTGAGGTGCTCATCGTTTTGATAGAGCGTGGGTCAGTCGTATCGTATGCGGGCGTACCCGTGCTTCTGGCAGTAATCGGACTAATGGGCGTTGGCGCATTAGAGGTTTTCTTAACTGGTGGATCAGAGGCTAATTTAGCTTCCAATTTACCAATTTCCTTAGCCTGCAAAAGTGGCGATAAACGGGCAATGCGTTCAGCTTCTTTCGGATTAGCGCCTAAGTGGTAAGCCACTTCGGGACCAATATCAGATGCTTGAATCGACTGAGCCATCGCGTCAGTGATTGGAAGATTAGGGTTGTAGGCGACTTGCTCGAAGTCGTCGTACTTTTCTCTAGCCTTTTCCTCTCTGTCGTGATACGACTCTAAAAGTTCAGTCCGTTGCCTGTTCTGCTCTCGTTGTGCCAAAAGTTGCTCGGCTCTTTGCGTTGCAAGTGCATCTACATACGCATCGGTCGATTCAAACTGTTCTGGCGCTACGGGAGCAGATGTTGGCATCGGGGGCTGCGCCCTTTGAGCCTGCTCTCTTTCCCACTTACGTTGCTCTCTTGCGAGCCTTTTCCCAATGGCGGCGTCCAGTTCTTCCTGACTAAAGGTCTTGGCTGGTTGCTGTTCTTGGTCTACTTCCGGCGTTTGTACTTCAGATACTGGGGCTACCGTAGCTTCCAGTTCCGGCGCGGGCACTTCCGCTTGGCTTACTTCTTCTGACATTTTCGTTTCCTGAGAAACCTCGGTTTACTGAACCGATACAGTATGAATATACAGTATTTTACTTAACTTCTGCAATAACAAAGACAATTTAACGAATGCGACTTTGTGCTGGTATTAGTGCTGGTGCTACTACCCACGGCGTTCCTGTAGATGTAACGGGATTTTTAAGTGCGTCAAGTTGTTTTGCAAGAGATGTTTCAATTGCATCTTTATCGACACCGTTATCCCAAATCCATTCCAAGACTTTTGCCATTGTTACGTTGGCGTATGGCGTTACTGACACGCCGTTCGGCCATGAAGACGTTGAATAAGTTAATGCTGTAAAATCACCATCAACCGCTGTACATTGAAAATGGGCCGTAATGATAAAACCAGTAGCGGTTTCATAATCAGTTTGTGATACGTTCCAAGTGTATGTCGTCATGGTAAATCCTTTTAAATTAATTTCCAACAGCTAAAACAGTTGGGAGCGATGAATAAGTTATGACAATAGTGCCTGCATTTGGAACGCTAACACTAGTATTTGTTGCAGCACCAACAGCTAAGCCATTAAGAGTAATAACAGAAACTGCGCCACTAGCAATTACAACTGTTTGTGTATCGCCAGTATTGTTGGTGTATGAAAATGGGCTAGCTGTAACGCTTAATGTTGATGTTACTGGGTTATAGCCAGGGTTCTTAGATAAAATGCCGCCCGACCCTGCGTTGGATAGCCCATCTTGGATGTTAGAGCCTACCACCGAATAATTTCTAGCGTTAGCGTCAAAACGAAAACCGCCTCCACCATTTCCAGCAGAGCGACAGCCAGTAAGATTTGGACCTATTGACCCAACACTAGCGGGGGCCCAAAAGAAACCATATTGGTTGGTAACAGCAGCAGAACTATTAAAATAAAAATTGCAACCGCTAAGAGTAAAATCGCAATTTGTAGATTCTGCTAATAAACCTGATCCTGAAGAATTATAAAAACGGCAACCAGAAAATATAATGTCTTGGTATGTGCCTGCGTTAAACGCACGAACACCACACGCTTCATCGTTTCCGCTTGTAAGTTTTCCGGCTGATGAAAACCAACACCCGTTAAAGGTAATTTGTTGCTTAGTTCCTACGCCATCAAATTTTACGCAGTCTGAGCTTTTTGTAGCGTCAAAAAAACATTGAGTAAAATGATGATTTGCTGAACGTACCGTTGGTTCAATTAGCATATCATTGTTAACAAACCCACCAATGTCACAATTTACGGCAAATACTGCATCACAGTCGGTGATATTTAACGCATATAGACCGGTAGGCGCATTTTGAGTAATATCATTGTTTCCTCGCAAAAACAATGAATCCAACATGATGTTAGCACCTGAACCCGCTGTTCCTTGTGTCCCCAAAATAATAGAACTGCCCGCCCCCGATGGCGTAGTTATTGATACGGCATACATCCAACACTGCTCAAATCCTAAAAAATTAAACCCGTTAAAATGTCCGGTAAGTTTTAAATTTTGAAATGAGCTACGTTTTTCTGCTGTCAAATAAAAATAGCTTCCTGCGGTTCGTGTTACTGAAGAAGCAATCGAGAAATCTCTAAATGTTCTCCATACAGAAGTACCAGAATCATAAAAAACATTGGCTGTCGTTGAGTTTGACGTAAGGATAGTGTTATCTACGCCATCGCCCTCAAATATTACGTTATCAGCACCAGTGATGTTAATTGCAGAGGTAACTAAATAAGTACCAGCAGGAACATGGATACGAGCGCCGCCAACAGAAATTGCATACGCCCAAGCGGCTTGAATAGCAACAGTATCATCTGTAGTCCCATCACCAGTTGCGCCAAAATCAAGGACGTTAATTGGCGCACCATCTATCATTGAGTATGAAACTTTGGTCAACATTCTATTTTCCTAAATCAAGGATGAGACAGCTTATATTCATCAAATTCGTTTCTAAGTTCTTGAATGAATGAAACAAGGTTTGCAATCACTTCTGCACTAGACGGTTGAATTGCTTGATATTGAGGATTGCCATTAGCGTCTACAGCATCTTTTTCGCCTACGCCAGACTGAGTTGCAACTTCCATAAACTCATGCGCTATAAAGCCAACACCCTCACCTGAGCCGTCCCACCATTGCCACTTCTTAGGCTGTAACGCCATGATAAAGTCTTTAGAACCTGTTAGGGGCTGTTGGTCATTCTTTAAGCGATAGTCTGATGTGAGGTTGTATAAAACGCCAGTTGTGCCGTTTTGTGAAATATTACCAATCTGCCCTGCATTATAAATAAACGCTAAATAATTTGAACCAGACGCAGAACCGTTTATGTGTTGAATTGCAGCCCCTGAATTTCCGGCTGCGCTGTAACCTGGAAGAAAAAGAAAACCTGATTGACCAAACGATGCGCTGGTAGTACCAACTAGCAAGTTGCCAGAAGCATCTAGCGTCATACCCGTATTAAAGGGTACGTTTGTTCCTGCTGTTCCTGATGGGGCGTATCTAAATACATGAGATCCAGCAAACTGGTAGTAATCAGTTACAAAATCAGTAGTCAGGTATTTATAGTTAGAACCGTCAAAGTATGTGTTGACCGAAACGTGGCCAACAGCACTAGAACCCCATAGCGCAGTACCTGTCAGTTGCACCACATTACCGACACCAGACCAAGCGCTAGATGTGCCGCCAACAGCAACTACCGCACCGTCAAACAATAAATTGGCGCTTGTCGTAGGCACCTTACTTGCATTTAAAAATTGTATGGCGTTTGCTGTGCCGACTGCAACAGGAGTAGCTTGGATATTAGCAATGCTTGCTTTTACTGTTGTTCCGGTTTGCACAATAGGCAAAACCTCAGTCCCCGCAAGCGGGGTAGTCGCCGCTGTTAACGCTGAAATTTTCTTGTCTGCCATTTTAGTTCCTTAAATTCCGCTGTTAAGACCAGTTGAGCCATCTGCGCCACCAATCGGGCCGCTGCCTGAGTTTGTGTAACGTGTTGCAACAGTTGATACGTTTGCAGTATTTCCAACAATACCGCAGCCGCTAGATGTTACGTCAATGACTACACCTTCAGTTGCACCGTCAAATGAGTTGCCGTTGACCATGACTCTAGCACCGCCAATAATTTCAACCATCTTGCTAAACGCTGACGGGTTGCCACCTTTAAAGATGTTGTTCGCGATTACGCTGTACCCGCAGCTATTCATATAAATGCCTTTATCTAGCATACTAAACACGCATCCAGACACCGTTAATCCTGAACAATTATCAGCATAAAAACCGTCTGTATATATGGTGTTTGTAAGAGCCATAAACTCATGTCCGACTACGTTAACAGCACCAAGACAAGTATCAAGATAAATATTTTGTGCAGCAACACCAAGTGTGTCGGGGTTGCTATACCCACCGATAATTTGCAAAATGCCGTTGGACG